AATAAGGTACTAAAACGATAGCAAGTAAATCAGTCGCCGCCTATGCAAGTAGGTGGTGATTTTTTCTTGCCAAAATGTGCGAACTGAATAGAATGGGTATTGTACGATAGATAACATCCCATATCGAAAGGGTTTTATGCCTTTCGTACAATTCACAATTTCGCTTGAAGGGCGGACTTCTCAGATGAGAAGCCCGCCTTTTTTGTGTCCAATAACAAAAAGGAGCGTAATAACATGGAAAAGATTTTTACTATCGCCGTCAGAGAGTATTTTGGTCTGCACAACTCAGGAACGACCATTTTGCAATTCAAGTATGACCATGAACAGGTATCTGATGTTCTCACACAGGTGCGCCGCGCCGTCGGGGATTACCTAAAAACCGAAGACGGCAAAAAGGCACTTGACGACAACTTCGGTTGCTTTGACTGGGGCGATGTGTATGACATTCCTGATTCGTTCTTTGCGGGTTATGGTCTTTTGAAGGTCGCAACTCCGGAGATAGATGCTGTTGTCAACCACGACGAGAGTCTTGTGGATGGGAACTGATAATCCGAGGAAAGGAGAAAAGGTAAAATGTACATTTCTGACGCCAACAATGTAGTAATCGAAATCACCCGGCGCTGCAATATGTGCTGTGCGCATTGCCTGCGCGGTGATGCGGAGAATGTAGATATTCAGGAGAAGTACATCAACGCATTTCTCGACAGTTTTTCCGGTAGGAGATACATCGGTACAATTGTCTTTACCGGTGGCGAAATTTCTCTGAACATACCTGCCATCCGCTATACCCTGAAAGCCGTGAAAGAACGAAACATTTCGGTTGGAAGCTTTTATATGGTGACCAACGGAAAAGCTGTCGATAAGATGGAAGACCTCGCTTTGGCAAGTCTCGAATGGTGGAATTACTGCGATGAAAAGGACGAATATTTGTGCGGCCTTTGTATCAGCAGCGATAACTTCCACGAAGAGATTTCTGACGAAAGCGCAAGTATCCTCAGTGGTTTAAAATACAACCGTGATGATATGGTGACGGACTTTCACGAAAAGTATCTTCTCAACGAGGGACGTGCAAAAACCCTCAACGACGACTGGTCTTTGAAAAGAGAACCTCGTACCCCGGAACTCGTGGTTGATTATACCGGTAACGACAAAATCGGCATCAACATCAACGAGGGAGAACTGTACCTGAACACTGTCGGCGATGTTGTCGTCGGTTGTGACTGGTCCTATGAATCCCAGAGGAAGTATCGTATTGGCAATGTTATGGATGAAAAATGGTTGGAAAACATTCGTAGCAGCAAATTGTGCATCGAAGAAAACAGCTAAAAAATAATAAAAACAGAAAGGAAGAAATTATGACTATCAATTTAACTCGTGAGGATTTTGAGCAGGCTATCAAATCCGGCGCATCTGTGCTCGAAGGCAACACAATTCCCGATACCGGAAAACCGTCCGGGCGCTACTACCGTTTCATTCGTGTGCCGCTCGCCAATGGCGAGCACAAGGTAGATGCCTTGTACGGGCAGCGGTTTTATGGAACCTTGGAAAATAAACCCGTAACATTCAACCAGGAGATACGCTTCCTTTGCCTCGTTGTCGATAATGCCAAAACCGTCAATGAAACACAGAACTTCTTTTACCTCGGATTCTGTCATAGAGGAAATGGCACAGAAGCTGTTCGATATGTTCCGAGAGAATGTGACGGAAGAAGACAAGAAGAAAATTCTCAAGGGCAGTCATTACGACAAGATAGCACGACAGAACGCTTTCTGTCGCATAATAAAGGGGTATAAGAATTATCGCAGCCCTATTGACAGCATTGTCGATGAGATTGGAAACGGGTCTTGCTTTGGTCTGACATCCACAAATGCTGATGAACTGGTAGTGGATTATCTTGCCAATCCCACCGGCTGGGCTGAACGGACGATGGAGATAATCAAAAAGGCAAATTCCGGGCGGCATGGAAGCCTATACGGGATTACATTGGCTGTGGTGGAAGAGTTGACGGAAGAGTATATGAGAAAGTACAATAGTCCGAACACTCAGGAAATCATGTTCAGGCTTCTTGTGGAACTTGCTAAGCAATACAAAACCGTTCGCCTTGTCCTGAACATCAACGGTAAAACGACCGAAGTAAAGTATCCGGTCAAAGGTATGATGAACAGTGATATCCTGTACGGTGGAGGTTTCTCGACTTGTAACATCACCCCGCGCAGTGAAGAAAATCGCATCGAGGAGTTTATCGCGAACAACGATTCGCAACTCGAAGACAATCGCAGAATTCCCATCAAGTACATTCCCGAAGTCTATTACGGGAATAAGTTGATTTGGAAGAATCCGGATTTTGCAAACACCTGATTCCCAAAAAGGAGGAAATCGAAAATATGATTGCCAAAATCGGTAAAATGATGACCAAAAGGGAAGATAAATCGTTTTCCTACGAAGAACTTGCCGCAATGCTGAAAACCAGCCCCGAGGCACTCGAAACGTTTGAGGGCACTTATAAAAGGCAGGTACTGGACAGCGAAAATCTGCCCGAAAACCTCTTGCAGTGGGATACCGCTACTGTCAAGGCTATGCTCGACAAGAGGGTGCCGTTTACGCGGGACCTCGAAGCGCTTATCGACCGTATCGTAGGTGAGTTAACAGATGGTACTCGCCTGTACATCTACAACGAAAAACGCGGCGGATACTATGTGAACTATGCGGCATCTCGATACGCTGTGACGGTAACGAACAATGACCTGAAAAAATACCCGGAAGAACTCAGACCTCAGCTGACAGGAAATCTTGCGAAGGTCGATATCTCGGAGCCATCGTATAAGATTCTGCTTCAAAATTACGCCGAGTACAAGGATGCACGCGATGACCGCATGAAGAAGTTCTACTACAACCAGTTCCGTCAGGGTCTTGATATTCTTGACCTCGACGACTTCACCTACCAAATGCTCGAAATGAATCCCAACACGATGGGATTCTGGCTTCCGCCGCTGGCAAAAGCGTTGTGCGGGAACAAGTTCTTCAGAATTCCTGACACCAAGATTTTGCGTGTTCCGCTGCCGATGCTGCAGCTCACTCGCCTTGGCTTTGAAACCCTGAATCCTGTGACCAAGGAAATCGTGAACCGTTATTGCAAGCGGATATTCAAGCTGGATGAGCACGAGGATTACTTCATCAAGACCGGAACTTATTCTTCCAAGTATGAGTTCCGCAACGCTCATATCCATGACCCGAAGGAAATCAATGAGATGGGCGAGTATTTCCTGTTCCTGAATCATCTGACCTGTTCTATGGCTTCGCCGTTGAACAATACCTGCTTCTATGGTGCGAATACCACAAACGAGTGGGTGCTCAGAGAGTATATCAAGGACAAGGAACACAACCCGACCATCTACAACGGTTTGCCGCTGCATACTGAGTACCGCGTGTTCGTCGATTTCGACGCTGATGAGGTGCTGGGTATCAGCCCTTATTGGCGAGCCGATGTAATGAAGGGTAAGTTCAAGAACGCAAGCACGCCGCAGGAACGCCACGACTATGTCATCTATCAGATGCACGAGGATATCCTGCAATCTCGATACGATGACAGTGCTCGGATGATTCTGGAGGAAATTAAGAAGATTCTTCCTGCTGTCGAACTGGTAGGGCAGTGGAGTATTGATGTGATGCGTAATGGTGATGATTATTACATCATCGACATGGCGCTCGCTGAAAACTCCGCTCTGAACGATTGCGTGCCTAGGGAGAAACTTCGTGCCTACCCGCAGCAGTGGTTGCCTATGGCTACGAACAGCTGAAAAAGGAGTCGCCCTATGGATGCTATAAGATATTTGGATGCTGATACGATTCTTGACTATCTGCACAATTCAAGTGAGACCTATCTCGAGGGACTTATCCCTCAAAGCTACGGTTTTCCAACAGAAACGGATAGGAGTGTATATGTTCGATTGCTGAAGGTTCCCGTTAGAGATAAAGCGTCCGAAGTATACATGCAAGCTATTCCATACAAAACATTTGAAGGTGACAGCAACCGTCCGATAGAGGAGTTTGGGAAAGATACCAAATTTGAAAAGGTCGGGGTTGTCATTGATTCGTCTCGTCTTTGGCTTATGGAGCCGCTTTGGCGAATTTGCACTCAAAGTAGGCAGAAGTTCGATGATGCTGATTTTGTGTCTGAATTCTGGGATGCGTTTACCAGAAAGGTTTTGAAGGAATACGCAGTTGACGCTGGCGTAGAAAAGAGCGAGGCCGTTAAGAATCTGGCAAAACAGTACGCGATTTTGGATATGCTCTCTAAGCGTGAGAAGCCGGTGTATTTCGGCTGTATCGAGAACGCCTTGCAAACTTTATATCCAGTCAGTGTACTTGGCTGCTACGAGTTGGGTCTCAACTATGCTTGTGACCCTGAAGGATTCACAACTTCTTTGTTGACAAGTCTCAGCAGAAGGAACTTTAAAACGACATCAAAGGAAACGCCAACCGGTGCATATATTCCCAAAAAGGTTGCGGCAGCGAGGCTTGCAAGTAAGATGACCAACATGTTCGTTCCGACCAAAAACGAATCCCAGAAAGCAGCGAGACATCTTCTGAATTCCCATAAGGGAACTATTTGCAAAAAGAACATTGTTGATGTAACGCTGTGCAACAAAAGCGCCGGAAATATGCAGATTAAGATTCCCCTTGACAACTTTCTCTACTATGAGCCGAAAACAAAAGAAATCTTCGTAAACATCTGCGATATTTGCGAGGGTGAACGTAAAAAAGTGAACCACTATGTTAAAGATTGCGGGTTCTTTGTGCGCGAAAACCTCGTCCCTATGATGCTTGTACAAAGGTTTGAAGCATAAATCCGCTGCGATGGTTGCTGGGAGTAACGACTGTTTCCTGTATTTTCTCGCTGTTCTGTTGCCAAAATGTGCGAATGGAATAGAATAGGTATTGTACGATAGATACCAGCAATCGACAAAGGCACTCCGCCTTTCGTATTATTTACAATCCGCAATCA